TGCTCTTAAATTAATTTGAGAACCAATTACTGTTTGTGATAAAGTAGTTCCTAAAGTTTGGTTAACTGTAGTATTTTGAGCAGCTGCTGCTGGTGTATCAATACCAATTCCTGTAAAACTATTAAGTACTCTAACATCGGCTATAGTACATGAATAACCTGAAGTTTCATTTGCTTGTGCAGCTCCTAAGTAATTTAAAGTTTGGGGAGTTATAGCTAATGAAGCTCCTTGTTTTAGTGTAATAGCCGCATATCCTAAATCTAGTACTGGTAGTTTAGCTGTACCTCTAGGCAAAGTAGCTAATTTATATTTCATGATTTGGGTATCATCTGGGAAAGCTTCTAATAATGGCATATTTTCTATAGCCTCACCATAAAAAACCGAACCCGAAGGGTGGTTTGGATTATAAAGTGTGTAATCTATTTCATCATCCGCAACCGCAAATTGTGTAATTTGAAAAGAACCATCATTTTTAGCTAACAATTCTCTTCCTTTTTTAGTAAGGATAGCATCAACTGTTACTATCTGATTATTTAAATATCCCATTTTTAATTTTATTTATAAATATATTAAGTTAAATTTTCCTATTTATTAGTTAAAACTCCTTCTTTAACTAAATCAGAAATTATTACATCTATGTTTTGACCTAATTCTTCTGATATTAATTTATTTTTCATTACTCCCTTAGTAGTAGCAAACGAAGCAGAAGGAGGAACTAAATCTATTAGTACTGAAGTTCCATCTGGATTATATCTTCTTAGTAAAAATTGATTTATATTTACATTTGAAGGCACCTCAGGGTGTACATTTAGGATATAACTACCTGAAGCATGACCCTCTGTTTCTAGATTGACATCATATATCTTATGTACTAAATTTTCACTACCTTCAAATCTTAATTCATCTCCAACTCTAAATGAAAAGTTTTCATTAATAGGTTTAAAAGTACTATCAGGTATAGATAGTTGTGGGCTAATGTCAAAAAATTGTGACATAGAAATAGAAGCAGTTAAGGTATGTGTGAAATGACTACCTGTTTCAAAAAATTTATCTTGTAGTGTAATTTCAGGAAATAATAAAGGTGTATTACTAATAGCTTGACCTCTTAATTCCACTTCAAATGCAGAGTTAAGAATTACAATTTTCATAAAGACTTTATCAGTAGATCTACATTCAATAAAGTTAGTTTCAAATCCTTTTAATTGTAATATCTCTGTACCATTGCTATCTATAGAATAATTTATTGTTTCTTCACCTAATACTGTTTCTACAGATGCTCTCTCCCTTATAAGTTGGAGTTTAGCTATATCCATAGCACTAAAAATAGCATAAAAACTTGGTGAAATAGTATTTATAGATCTTATGTAACATGAAACAATACAACCAAATCTAATCTTATTACTACTAATGGGATTACTAGGAAAAGTATAAATACCAGTACTAGTATCAAATCCTCCTGCGCCATCTATTGCAGGAGGGTTGAAACTTATTCCTGTACCTCCTATAACATTATTGGTATTGGAAAGAATAACTGTTTGACTACCATTAGCAAAAAGCCCAAAATTAGTGGTTTCCCCTCCTACTCCCCTAAAGGTTAAAGAAGATACAAAAGCATCACTAACATTAGATACATCATTAACAGATACTTTTTGTGTAGTTAAAATAGGATCCACTCGTCTGGCACCATAAAGAACTTTGGCACTAGTATTGAAATTATCCAAATTAATTCCTACTGCAGCATTTACTAAAGATACATCGTCAGTTTGTAAAGTATCTTCTAATGCAATATCTATTACATCCCCACTTTCGAAAGTTCCTTCCACGTTAAAGAAAGCGGGAGAATTTAAAAGTGGTTTAAAAGCATTTCCTTCTGAATCTATAAGATATGCTAATTTAACTTGTGTAGCATCTTCTAATTCAGGGGATGAGGGTACTAATAGTTGGAAATAACTGAAGAATGGTTTTACTCTTTGAATTACTGGGGTTTTACCATAAGATACATCTCCACCCCATGTTGTACCATCATTTAATAATGTTCCCTTTCCATTCCATTCATTAATCTTTAATGCTTTTAATTCGGAACCTTCATATCTGGGTAATACCCTAGATTGTTGTGTGTAATTAGAATCTTGGGTTTGAGAAGGAGTTGCATTATTATTAGTAATAGGAATAACATTAGTTGGAACTAACATACCTGTAGAATAATCTATATCTTGATATAATGTAGAATTTCTATTTTCTACAGCATTATTAAATAAGGGTTGGCAATCAAACGCATGATCAAAATCTATATCACCCGCAGTAAATGCAGGTTCTACAGCAGTTAGAGTAGAAACAGGATTACTATCCGTTACTATAGATTCGCTTATAGCAAATAAAGCATTACTAAATGAAAACGATGCTGTAATATTAGCTACGGCTGAACGACCTGGTATTATTGCTTGTAATGGGGTAAAGGCTGTATTTAATCGTGCTACTAGTGCTACTTGATCTCCACTTCTTATTGCCTGTGACGGGGTAAGAAGGGCCCTTTGTTCTGGGCCTGAATATGCTTGTCCTATACTAGAGGTTTGTTCAACTGTTAATTGAAACCCACCTAAAGAATCTAGTTCTTCACCTGTAGAAAGGTTTTTTACTCTAAACTGCACATCTGTATCAATAGAATATGACACATTATTAGTCCAATTAATAATGAAAGAGCTAAGAGAACTAGTAACGGATAAAAATTTATTATTAGTTAAAGGACAAGTATATATACCGGAGCTAGTATTAAATAAATTAAGACCATCACTTTCTACTTGATAATCAGAAACTATAACTTCTTGAGTATTATACCCTACGGCTGCTTGTGTACCTCCTCTTGTAAATCTACTACCATCCCAATTAACTGTAGTAGCTTCATGACTTCCTGTTTTTGATCCTGTAAAGGGGTATGAAACAAAGTTGGAACTAAAGTTAGTGGAATCATAAGTAAATAAAGGTGATGTTACATTAAATGTAGTATAAGATCCACCTCCATAATCAAAGTCTACATTAACTCCTTTATTGTTACCATCTAAATTAAATGTAAATCTATCTACAGTAGGTAACACATTAGATAGATCCACTCCACCCTTAGTAGTATGAGAAATTTTTATTTTTTCTATATTATTTAAATTGCTAGAGTTTCTAAATAAAAATATTTCCCCACTTCTAGGTGCTGTTTTTATATCATTAAATTTAGCTAATGAACAAGTATTACTTGTATAAACGAACCTATCAAATTGGTGAGACAGTTCACCAACTGATATGTTAACATTCAAAAATTTCTTACATTCAGGATTTAAGGATTGAGTAGTTACTATAATATTAGCTCCATTAAATTCTCCATTATAGAATTCATCTTGGTTACTAATTACAGTATTTACACTACCTGATAAAGTAGTGACTGTTTCTATAAAAGATTGAGTAATATCAAATCCTAATCTTTTAGTAGGGCCACTACCTGATATTCCATAGGGGGAAAAGTTTACAGAATTAAATTTTTCAAATGAACCCCCAGTTCCACCAGTAATTACTTGTATAGGTGAACCCGTAATAAATCCTCTAGTTTGAGATTTTACTGTACCCTCTAAAGCTATATTTTTAAAAAATAATGGGCTATTATTACCTACTTCAAATATACCATTTTTAGTTGATCCAGTCTCAGGTGTTTTAGCTATAATAGTATTTGTATCTAACTGAGGAGGTTTTACTCTATTTCTTTCTAATAAGTGTTGCTTAACTATTATACCCGTTGAAACTGATGTTCTAGCTGGTATATAATTTTTGATTGCTTTAAATAAAGAATTATCTATGTATTTAACTAACCTATAATAGTCATTAGCATTACTTTTAGTATATTTTTCGAAATATTTTAAAGCTATATCTCTTAACCCATCATAATATTCTAAAGATGAAGATAAATTTCTAGGGTCTGCTAATTGTTCAGTAATATTATTATTAAATCCTAATTCATGAATAATATCATCATTTATTTCATCTTGCGGGGTAAATGCAACTTCTAATAAATTATTATCTTCTGTAAATGATTGAGAAATTTCATAATTTTGTTGAATGGATCTCAATGGTGATAACGTATTTCCAAAAGCTACATTATCAATAACACGTATTTTATCACTTACTCTATTTTTAATTCCTAAATTAGGTTGATTTAAAAATTGAATTTCCCTATTACTAGCTATTGATGATGTAATTAAACTATAACGAGAATTATCATTAAAGGAAGATATTGTGGAATAAGAACCTGAAATTTTAGGATGAATAGAATTAAGAAAACTAATATTACCTTGTGAACCAGTAATTAATCCTATGTCTTCCCCCTCCCTAGATCTAAAGACTAAATTTTCAACGGGAGATAATGAACCTGTCAAATAACCAGTTTCAATAGATAATGGGTCCATAACATGGTTATCCCAAACTTCTTCAGTAATAGTAGATTGATTATTAAAACATAAAGTCCAATACCTTAATTCCTGTATTGAACCACTAAAATTATTATATGTTTTAGAATTAAATGATCTTTCTAATGCAAAACTACTAGTAGTAGAATTAACCCATGAACCTGATATTTGGTTGAGTATAACTCCATCTTTAAATCCTATTTGAGTACCATCTTTTCCATTATAAATTTTATCAGCAGAAGCTAATTGATATCTAGATTGATTAATGTTAGCTAATCCCTGCTCTTGCATTTGTACTCTTACATTCCACCAATCTTTATTATAAAAAGGTAATGAAATAGAGGCAGAAGTAGGGGGTGAACCACTGACCGCTAGAGTTAAATTAGCAAATTGATAATTAGGATCTATAGTTGAACCACTAAATGATGAACTAAATGATCCCGATCCTTTATACTCTAAATATACTAAAACTTTAGTGTCCCCTGTATTATCTTTTAACCCCCATAAAGGTTGTAATGGTATTGATTGAGAAGGAGTAGTAGCAGGATTAATATCCGATTTAAATCTAAACTCCACTGTAGAAGGTACACTACCCGTTAAATTAGATGCTGCTGCTGAAGCAGACCATTGTGAATTAATTTTCCATTCAGTTTCTACACCACCATTGTATTCTTTGCCTTTATCAGCATCAAATTGATGTGTAACTATTTCTCTATTGTATATTCTTCTATATAAGTCCCAATCGTTAACATTTACTTTATCTTTACCCCCAAATTCATTTATTCTTAGTACAGTATCTGGTATACCCCAAATATTAATTAAACTTCTTAAACCTGAGACTGTACCTTTTTTCTTAGCTAGAAAAACTAAGTTATGGTATAATCTTTTATAAAGCTCTTTACTTACATTATCTATGGGAATAGGTGAATTACTAGATGAGATAGCGGTAGTAATTAATTCTTTACCTGTTTCAGGGAAAAATGAACCCGATTCATTTATGCCTATTAAACTAGTAAAAATATCATTATTAGAAAAATTATTACCATAAACATCGTAACCAAAAGACTTAAGGGTTTCTTCAACTAATTCCGGTTGGATTCCAGTTTCAAAGTTATTTGATGCCTTAAGTTTATCAGTTAGGGCTTTAATGTATAACCATATATCATCAAAGTGTTGTCCTGCTAAGTTTACAAAATCTATATAATTAGCATTATTTGTATTATCCCTAATAAATTCAGGAATAGTGTATTTTAGGTTATTAGGGTTATCATCATCATATCTTGAAGCGTTTAGTATTGCTCCCCCATAATAAGAATTTCCTACTACATCACTACCTAACCAAGTTAATACTTCAGTACTACCCGTAGATTGTAGTAAATATGGTGGAGAAGAATTAGATTTTGGGTATGCATCTGAGCCACTATTAAAATACATAAAATATTCAAACCCATCAAAGTTTTTAATAAATCTGGATATATTATCTTGAAAAGTTTTTATGGAAGAAAGAGTAGTTATAGATCCGGAAGCTCCCCCAGTAATAGTTCTTAAATCATTTATTGAGTTTTGATTAGACTCTATTTGACCTACTTTATAGTAAAAATTCTCAAGTCTTTTTTTAGCGGAAGAAAAGTGTACAAAATCCGAATATGAACTAATAGAATAACTAGGGTTTAACTTTATACCAGTTTGGTTTAATAAATAACTAGATTGGTCTAAAGAAGAAGTAAAAGAAGAAGTTGTTAGAGTAGTATAATTTTTAAATTCAGTTGAATTATTTACTTTATCTTTTATTTCTAAATTAATATTAGGACCCCTTAATGGTATTAAAGGATCTGTAGGTATGTTAGGAGGTGGAAAAGAAATTTTAAACGCTCTAGATTCGGCTATTTTACTAACTATATCTACAGTAGTTTTAGTAGTTATATTACTTGGGAGTGGTTGATAGAGCTTTAATAGGAAAGATGTAGGTGTAGTACTTTCATCTAGTAATATATTAACACATACGTAATATTCATTATTCCCTAGATTAATATAAAATTCATCAAAATAACCTACTGCATCAATTTTATCCTTTAAACTTGTTACTTCTTCCCTAATATCTTCACTACTTACTTCATTAGATTGTAATCTAATTTCTGTTCTATCAGATGAAATTTCAGAAATAAAAACATTATCTATTTCAAGTGTATTAAAATTATAAACGGCAAAAAGATCTCCTTTATCAAAACCCGCATTTTTTATGTCATCTTCAGGAAATAAAAATATCTGTTCAATTTCATTTTCTGGTGAGGATAATGGATCCGTACCACCTACTTCAGCTACTCTATTTCCTAATTGAGAAAGAGGATTATTTTCTACTCTATAATTTTTAAAATTAGAATTAAAAGATAGTAAATTTCTAGATGAATCATAAATAAAAAATTCTATCCTATCTATGGTAGGATCAAAATAACTAGGTAATTCAAAGCCCGGAATAATTCCCGCATCAGCAGAACTAAAACCCTGAGTGGCAAAACCAGATGGGGATACTTCAGATATTATAGGGGTAGGTGCAGAGTATTTTAGTATATCTTCATTACCAGTATGAACATCTCCTGCCATAGGAGTACCATCAGGCATTACATGATAAGAACCTATATATTCTCTACCATCTAAATATTCTAATAATCCTCCTGCTGTATATAAAATAGCTCCCATTATAATTTATTTAATATCCACCTCCACCTCCGGATCCACCTACACTACCCCCAGTTGTTAAACTACCCCCACTAGTAATAGCAGATGTAGTTCTAACACCCGCGATTTCTGCTCCTGTTCCTATTTCCCTTTGATCAGTTGAAGTTATTCCAGTTGAAAAGCTTTGTACTAGATCTAAGTTTTGTTTTCGAATTTCTAAATTTTCTTCTCTTAATTCAGTTATTTCATCCAATAATGCCTGTATAGTTTCGTTTACCTCTTCAAACCCTACATAATCACTTGATTGTTTAATTAGAAATTGGTGAGAATTAACATCTCCCTCTTTAGGAATATTAAAAAATAAGTTTTGATATAATGTAAAAAAGTCTTCTACATTAGCCAAATTTATGTCAAAAAAAGTTTCATCTGGTGTTTCTACCAATTGGGTAAATTCAGTATCTATTGTATCACTAAATTTTTGTTTATTAAAAACTTGCCTATTAAATGCTACTATTTTTTTACTCATCCTTCTATTACTTTAAAATTTAAATCTTGGTCAAATATTTTTGTTTCACCATCTATATTAGTTTGAATTAAAATAGTATAATACCTTTCAGGTTCTAACCCGTTCATATATACTTTAAAAAATGATGATTCTTCATCCGCACTTATTTTTGTAAATGTAGTGTTAAAATCAATAATATAATCATTAGTTTTACTATCTTTAATAGCATACAATGATGATGCAGAAGGTAGATAAAAATTACTAGTATATGAAGATGCAGTTAAATATGTTCGTGCTGGATACCTTTCTATTGCATTTATCCTAAATTTAGCTATTTCTTCTGGGTAATATTCATTTTTATTATTAGGTAATGAGATTAATGCTTCATTTGTAGTTAATTCCACTGTAGTAGAAGAACCCGTACTCCATATGGAATCATCCCACTTAATCTCCAGTTGAGGGGGATATATAGTATTAGTATCTCTAGAAAAGAATTTTAGTTCGGTTCTAGGTTGATCTTCAACACTTGTTAATGCGCTGAGAAATTCCTGGGATCCTGATTGTCTTACTATAAACCCATAATTAGTAAAATCATTAGATCTCCATTTATTAACTATTTCAGTAACATTTACATTTAAATCCAAAGATGAATAAAAATCAAAAGATTGGGATATATTCATAAATGGGGATTGGCTAGCTGTATACCAAGTTCCTCCTCCTTGAATCGTACCCTCATTATCTTTATAAGATCCTGTTATTCCTTTTGTGGGGTCAAATCCTAATGCAGAGGGGTCAGTTTCCCAAGAACCATTATTTTTCCTCAATCTAGCATTCCACCCACAACCATCTGTAACAATAGGATCTGTAAGATATTCTCCAGTACCCATATTCCAATTTTGACCTACTGCATTTACCACTAAAGTAGTGTCTGAAGATAATCCTCTAGCATTAGCGGAATATAATCTTAAAAAAGATGTAGTGGATGCTCCTCCGGCTATATTAGTAATTACATTATTAATTTCACTTAAATCAAATTGTATTAAAATTCTAGAGGATTGGGGAGTACTACTAGCAATTCCATCTTCAACTCCTGCCCTGCTAGCAAAATAATCAGTAGTAGTTTCTATAATAGAATCTAACCCAGTATTCATATGTTTAAATGCTGTGTATAAAGTAGCATCTTTAGTAGGAAATAATTTATAAATAGCCATAATATTTTATATTAATATTCCCGGAGGTATAGGGTTAAAAGAATCGGCATAAGTATTTCTAGGTGTAAATGGGTGAGTAGTGGAAAAAAATGATGGCTGACCACCTATCCTGGTAGCAAATGGTATATTAATAGGTCCCCCATTAGGTAATGGATTCTCCACATCTAAATTAGTTTGTCCTGGTGTGAATTGTAAAACACCTTCACCTCTAAGAGTACCTTGAGGTGTGTTATCATAAGGTTTAGAAGGAGTATAGAAATGTACAAAATTGGAATTAGGGTCATTAATAGGACCACCAGCAGGATCACTATTTTCTAAGTCTAAATTAGTTTTATCAAAGCTATTTTCTAAAAAGTTTGAAGTATTAGGTTCGGGTTGAGGCAGTTGGGATGCATCTAAATTACTAATAGGAACGGCTGTTCTTAATTCTACTGTATCTGGGATAGGCATGGTATATTATTTTATAATGGTACTACTCTTCCTTTAATGTCTTGGTTAGGAATTTTTAATTCAAAAATCATTGGATCTATAGAGGGATATACTATTTGATTTATTGTAGCTCCTTCTATATCATATTCAAAATTACTATAACCTAGAGTTTCTCCTGTTTTATTAATTATTTTTATATCCTTAATAGTTTGGATTCCTTCAACATTAGATAATAAAGAATTAAGCTCTGTTAATAAAATAGGTTCATTAATTTCAAAATTATCTCTATTAAAATATTCTCTTATTGAATTTATACAATCTGTTAATAACTTATTATTGTTATAATTAGGTCTAGCTACTACATCAAATTCTACTCCTATATTTACTATAAAAGCACTTTTGATATTAACGGAATCCCCAACCATTCTATATTCAGATAAATAAGTCCTTAAATTATTTGTTAGGGCTGGGGAAGGTGTAACAAAGTTTCCATTAAAATCTTGAGATAATACATATAAATCTAAATTACTAGGAATTTCACCTGGATTAAGATCCGAAGCTTTAGTAGGAATAGCATATGCCTTAGCTATAGTACCAAATTGTGGAGGCATAGACAAGGCTCTTACTAAATAATCTTGTGGTGTTACTGTTCTTAATTGATTTTGAAAATTACCTAATGCATTTTTTCTTATCTCCTCTATAGTATCACCATCAGAACCCCCATCAGCAGCTAATAAATTACTAGCCCCCACTGAATCAAATATAACTTGTGCTAAGGCAGGATTAGAAACTACTTGAGGGTTTATAAAATTAGTAAGTGAAGTATCTACTTTAGTTAAAGTGTTGGCCCCAGCATTTGATGCTACTCCTCCTCCCGTAAGATATCTCACTGTTAAAGTAGTGTTAGATGGTGCTATTCCATAAGTATCCGTAAATACAAAATTAGTAGGAGAAAATGCAGTAGTTAATTTAGTTTGTTCAAATGGGAGACCTAAACCTATATTATTCAAATTGGGTGTTATATCTTCATCATTATCAGCAGTAGTTCCGGCTCCAAATTCTAATTGTAAATTAGTTCGATCCAAAAATCTAGTTGTAAATCTTCTTTGAACTTTTTTAAGTTTTAATAATTTTGTAGCATTACCATCTGTAGAATAATTTGGATCATTTGGGTTAGTATTATCAATACTATCAAAAATGGATTCTTGAGCAAGGTTTGGAACTTCAAAATATTCATTTCCATCACTATCTATTACATCTAATATTCCTATTATATTAATATCATTTATATTTCTAGTATCAAACTTTTTAGGTGATCCAAAAGAAAATTCAGTAGTATTTACTGTAGAAGATATAGCTTTTCGTGTTTTTTGTAATAAGAAAAATTCGGGTTCTGTACCAGATAATTGAAACACTGAAACCTGGGTGGGATCCATTGATGAAGAAAATGAAAAATCTATATCATCCTCTATTATAAATTGAGTATTATCTCTTGTAATTGAACTAACAACAGAATTTGCTCCTATATTTAAAGCATAGTTGTAATCAGGTACTCTTACTCCATCTTTTACTACAGCAGGTAATTGTTGAAAAAATTGTATTTCAACTGTAGCAGCTGTAGTAACCTTGGGCCTATACCCTAACAAGTAAGCTAAATCAAATATATTATTAGTTTGTTTAGCTCTTTGTATATAGGTTTCTTGAATTTGATTATCTATATAAAAGGATAAAACATCACCCACATAAGCTGCCATTTCCATAAATAGCATGCCTGTGGATGCTGGAGAAAAGTCATTAAAAGTATTAGGAAAATAGGTTTTAGTATATTCTATTAGTCTATTTCTTAAACTATTAAAATCTTTATTTATATATTGTATATTTCTTTTTAATTCTGCCATTATGTAAGATTAATACTTATAGAATCTGTTATACCAAAACTTTGAATTGAATAAACTATAGATAGTTGAATAGTATTTAGATCTTCTTGTCTTTTTAACTCATACTGTTCTATCCTAACTGTGGGGAAAAGTTCTTGAACTTTAGATTGTAAAATTTCTCGTAAATCCTCATTTACATCATTTTGAAAATCAAATAATAAAATTCTTAAATCCGCCCCAAAATTAGGATTAAATACTCTTTCCCCCTGATTAGTTAATAGATAATTTAATAAGTTAGCTTTTATTTGTTCTCTAGTTTCAAAAGTTTGATTAAAAACAGCAGGACCGTTTATAGGAAAATTAAATCCTATCCCAGTCCTTTGACTTATATCTAATGGGGATCGTCTTTGAACTAAAGTAGCCATCTAATTATTTTATGAATGCTCCTATTTGATCTAAAGATACTTGACCAGGTGGTAATGTACCATTGGTTGAATCCATACCAGGTTGGGGTTTAAAAGTACCCTGAAGATTATTAGTAGTCATAGTTTGACCAGTTTCTGCTAAAATATCTCTATAAGAAGTTCTTAAACCATTTCTTACTCCCTCTTGTTGTTGTGGGGAGGTTCTATTTTCTGTAATAGGTGTAGAAGATCTACCCTTTACAGCTTCTAATAAAATCTCTTTTAACTCCTCATGTATAACCTCTCTAGTAGCTTCTTTAATTATATTTTTTAGTCTTTCTACTTTCATCTTATTATTTGTTATAAATACTGCAATATTAAAAATTATTATCTATCTTTTTTACGAATTCTATTTCTTCTTCTATCTTTAGCTTGTTGTTTTCTTTCTCTTCTGTCCTGTTTCCTATCTTCCCTAGCTTCTCTTCTTGTTAAATCACCAGCTTTTCTTAACTGCCTTCTTTCTTTTTTATCCTCACGTTTATCTTTTCTCCTTAATTGGTTAATTTGTTTTTTAGTAAAACGTGGAGGTAAACCTGGTAAATCAACTTCTATATCCTCTATATCAGTAGAAGGAATAATAGTTTGAAATCCCTCTATGGAGGGGTCTGAAATATCTAGTTGATCTTCTATAGAAATATTAGGATTATTAGTGAAAATTAGATTATAATTATCAATTTGAAATTGCATTTCTAATACTAATACTTGTGGGGAATTAGTATATGATAAATCTGTTGCTAGTGATACTCCATTAGTTTCATTTACCCCTAAAACTCTTGTTTGAGTTAATTCACCTTGACCTCCCACATATTGTAATGTAAGTCTAAATCCTTTATAAAATAAGGGATCATCAGAATTAGGATCTAATCTTAATAATAAATTATCTTCATTGGCTAAATTAGCACTCTTATCACTAGAATCTCCGGATTGAGATAAAGCTTCTTGGTTAGCAAAGGAAATTTCATTTTGTATATCCGCTAACGAAGTACCCCCAGATCGAGCTATATAAAGTAAGAATATAAATATATCTTGTATAATTGTTATAACATCTATAATGGGTTCTAGTATATCAACTATATTTTCTAATTTATCTTGGATATTTTCACTTTGAGTAGATATCACATCGCTAGAATCTCTAGTTTTCTCCACGAGGGGAGCTAAATCATCTAGAGTTTTACATAATGTAGTTATTATACTTACGGGTAAACCTACACCTGGTGGGGTACTAGTAGGTATAGGTAGAGATGTAATTAAATCGGTGGCTATTTGGATGCTTCTAGCTACTCCTCCTATAGTTGTACTAGTTCTATTTAATGTATTTAGAATAGATCTAGTAGCTATTACTGTAGCATTAATAGAAGAAATAACAGTAACTGTAGTTTGCAGTTGTTGTTCTATTTCTCCTAATGCATTTGCTAAATCTCTTTTATTTTGTTCAGGTAAAAATTGGTATGTTTGTTGATATACCGCTCTAACAAATTCAGGATCCCTTAATTTTGAAGTATCATATTTACCCCCTTTTTCTCTTCCCGCTCTATCATTTCTATTTTCTGCTCTTCTATTTTGATTTTCCTGTCTTATTTGTTGTTTTACCTCCCTAATTCCTTGTCTAGCTTCTTTTACTTCTACTTTTTGTTCTGATTTAACTTCCCTTAAAAGTTGATTAGCTTCTCTTTGGGTTAATAAACCAGCTTCTACTTGTTGATCTAAAATTTGTTCTACTTCATCTATTTCCCTATCAAATTCCGCTTCTTCTAAATCTCTAATATCCTTAGCAGCATCAATTCTTTTTTCTTCATCCGCCCTCCTCTCAGCTCTCTCATCCCTTTTTCTTTGTCTTTCTTCCTTATTATTATCTTTTCTTAATTGTCTAGCCTCTTTTCTTCTTTCCTTATTATCATCTCTTTCTTGTTTTCTATCATCTTTTCTTTGATCTCTATCCTCTTTTCTTTGAGCTCTTCTAGCTTTTCTTAATTGTTCTCTTTCCTGAGGAGTTAGCTTTTCTTCTTCTCTTTTATCTCTTCTAGCTTGTCTATCTGCTTTATTTTGGGCTCTTCTAGCTTTTCTATCTTTTTCCCTTTGTTCTCTTCTTGCTTTTCTTTCTTCAGGGGTTAATTTAACTCTTTTTCCATCTTCTTCCCTAAATTGTTTTTTTTCATCATCCCACAGTATACGTTCTTGTTCTAGAGCATCTTGGTATGCATCTCTAGCTGCTTTTCTAAGTTTTTTTTCTGTTTCAGCATCAATTTCTGGTTCTTTATCCCTTTTATTAGTTTTGACTTTAATTGTAATTCTATTTTCGGCATATAAGAACTGGATATCAGGTACATTTTCTACTTTATATCGTGAATTAACTAATAGGGTAATATCCCCAGCCGTAGCTCCCTGGCCTGATATAGTTGAATAGATTCCATTTTGTAGTTCATTTAATAAATCTCCCCTAAATTCTTTTTCATACGGATCTATTTTTCTCTCTATTTCTTTTACTTGACCTAAATTAGGTAAAGGTACTTCTACAATTTCATCAGGTGGAAAAAATTTAATAACAGTAGAAAAAGTTATTCTACTAGCTAATTCATCTATCCCATCCAGAGTATTCCTATATTCTTCTTTAATTCGGACTAATTCAGCTTCGTGTCTTGCAGACCTTGACCTTTCTTCAGCTAACCTTTCTGCTCTTCTTTCCCCTATTTCTTGTGCCTTTGCAGAAACTCTTTGTGCTATTTTATTTTGAGCTTTATTACTTAATACTACTAATTTATCCTCAAATAACTGTTCAATTGAAAAATCAATAGGTATTGGGGCCCCAATTTTATTTTCTATTTTATTTTCAAAAGTATCTAATAGCCCATCAGCTAATTGAACTCCATATCTAACAGCTAAATCATCAAGTTTAAAAACCTGATCTCTGGCTAATTGTAGTAATCTTGCTATTAGGGATTTAAAACTCATTATTTAGAAAAAGTAGTTTTAGATTTATAACTTTCGATATTATTAAGAATTTTTTGTGCAGCATTTTTAATACTACCCCCTATATCTAATAAATCATTATTTGATTCATTATTTTCAGTTAACATGGGAGTTAACTCAAAGTTATTACCTAAGGTAAATAAAATATTAGCTAAATTTTCTATATCTGCTAAAAATTTATCTCCTAAAATAACAGGTTCTATAACATCAAAATCATTACTTCCTAAGGTTATTTCCGAATTTTTTCCTACAGAAATAGATACCCCTTCCACAGCATCCATATTAACAGATTCTTGGGAATTCAAATTAATAGAATCATTAGATGTTAATAAAATACTATCATCATATGAATTAAATAATAATCTACCTGAGTTTAAAATTATTTGGGGGTTAGAATATTCTTTAGGAGATCTAGGTTCTAATCCCTTATCAAAAGATGTGTAAGATTTAGAAGCCACATCTATAGAAATTTTTTGAGTTGAAGTAAGATAAATACTACTTTCATCTTTATTAATATCTTCTACTTGGGGTATCCAAGGGTCCTTATTGTCATCATATTGATTATTTCTTAAAATAGTAATAGGATCACCATTTATACCAGAAATAGACCATGGGTTAGGAACACCTGAATTATTAACAGTTGAACCGAATCTTAAACTTTGCCCCCACCTACCCTCATGTATAATATCTCCCTCAAATGATTGAAGAGGTTTAATATTGGACCGTTCTATAAAGGTATTACCTAAATCTATTTCTGTACTTCCATCAGTTACTCTTCTTACAGCTCCGGCTATAGTTTGTTGGTAATCTTGTTTTTGAGATTCGGGAATAGCATCATTAATAAGGGGATTAGGTAAAGCATTATGATGGTTACTATTCCATAAGTTTATGGGTTGGAAATAATAATAGGTAATATCATTAGGATCTTCCCCAGCGTTAGCGTCAGGTAAGGCTATTACATAAACTATTTCATCTTTTAATGGGTAATTTTTAAAATTAGGAAAAAGAGGTTTTGCTATATTATTTACATCTACAGCCACACCCGCCTGTTGAGTCATCTTTTTAAAAAAAATACTTCCTATGGACGACCAAGCTCCTATTTGAGAAAATAAATATGGATCACTAGTTTCATCATACATAGTTAATAATACCCTAGCAGAGAAAATACCTCCTTTTTTTGTAGGAGTTACTGTAGGTGTCATTAAAGAAGATAAACCTGTTCTACTCTTTGCCATCCCCCTGTGTTAATTCTTTTATAGTACCTTCTAAACCATGAAGTAATTGTTCTTTTTCTTCATCTGATAAACCAAATTCGTCACCTGATGAACTAGATTGCAAAGTCCTTTGTACTATACCTGCCATTTTAACTAACTGTTCATTATTTTTAATGCTAATTTCTAGGTATTCTTTAATTAAAGGAACTATTAAAGTAGCATCACCTATTTCTTGTACTAAAGGTTTTAATTCTTGTATTAAAGCAGTTACTTGGGTATTTTTTTGTTGTTGCAAATCATAGATTTCTTCCAACAAATCGGAAAATTTTTTATCCTTAAATATTATGGAATCCAATAACCCCATTTTTCTTATAAATATATAAAGGATTAAATATTATTAAAATCCCCCTAATTTATTAAACTTTTCATACTTTTCATCAAAAATGGAGTATAATATTTTAGCATTTTTAGTTATTTGGGGTGTTTTAACATCCATCATCTCTCTAATATAAATGTATAAAGCCTTTTTATTGAAAACATCTATATTATCTCTTTTTCTAAATAATTCTAAAATACAGTCAGCTACCTTTGCATCCTCAGGTTTGGGAAATAAATTATTTAAGTTATTAGAACAATAATCAATATAATAATCCATAAATAATGATAATCTATCCTTAGGTGTATAACCGTTAAAAGATAAATCTCCCCATTCTAAATCTAAGTCATATTTCATTTTAGGGTGGGAAGTAATAGAGTTTGAATCATCATTAGGTGAATCATCATTTTGGCTTAATGAATAATTACTAATTAATTTTTTGTAATTTTTTTCATTATATACTATAAGATACCTTTTTACTATAGTACCAAAATAAGAATAGGCTTTAGCACCTTTAGAAGGATCAAATAAATGTATTTTAGAAAGAAGAAATGTAATTATTTCATGTTGTAAATCCTCTAAATCCTCTACATCAGTATTGTAAAATTTAAAGGTGTGAATTATATTCTCCGTAAGTTTGTAGAAGGGCCAATGGATATAACCCTCGTAAATATCACTTCTTTCCTTTGGATTATTACTCCTATTATATCTAACTATTGCATCTTCAGTGTCCTTAGTAAAATATCTTCTTTTTTGTTTTTGGGCTTTATGTTTGGCTATTATCCGGTCCATCCTGATCTAAGGTTTTGATATTAAATTCGTTTAGAATTTTTTGTAATTCCATAACCTGATTAAAGAAAAAACCTATTTCATCGTCCGATTTAAAAGAACCTCTACTGTCTAACTTTTTTAATTTTTCATCTGTTAGTTCAATAACTTGTGATAACCTTTCTAAATAACCTAAATAACCTATAATAAGGTCTTCTGCAGTTTCATTTTTACGTAATAAATTAAGAGTAGTATACCCTAATACCCCTAATAAAATAACTAATACTCCTATTATAATATAACTAATCATAAATTATCCAACATATTTTTTAGTCCCGAACTACTAACCGATGATAAGGCTTTTTTCTTAGCCGAAGTATTGGACTTAGTAGGTAAAGGAGAAGAGGTAGAATTAAATTTAGGTAACCATTCCTTCTCAAATTCTATTCTAGCAGCCATTAAATCAGCCTGGTGTAAGATATAAGGTAAGCTAGTACGTGGTTTTTGTTCCGGCATAAATGATTTTAGGTATTTAGTATTAGCATCATCATATAAACCATCATGTGTTTGAATAGCTAACATTTCATTAAATGTATAAGTAACACCATGGGACTGTAACATAAATAAACCCCTATCCGGAACCGAAGAAAATGGTACTTCTTTGTTAAACATATAATCTTCACCTAACTTTTCACGTCTCCATTTATCAGTCTGGGGGATATATGATGCATTATTTTCATCACCCATCTTACCCAAATCATGATTAATAGCCGAGAATACTAGTTCTTCAATAGTAAATGTAGATCTGTCCATTTCAAATTCACACCATACATCATAAATTTTAAGTGAAGCTGCTACAACCCTATTTACATGATCTACATAACCCCCTGGAAATGAATTATGATATTCTTTTTTATGAGCTGCAGGCATGAGGGATATTCTTTCCTCATACTTTTTATAAAAATCTAATAATTTCTGTTGTCGCTCTCCCGTAATATATTTTTCAATATTACCCAAGAATTCAATCCAATTAGACTGAATTTGTTCTGCTGTTAAACTCATATATTAACGTAAGTTAGATGTATTATTAAGTTCTCTGCCATCTAAGGGTTCACGTTCAAGCTGGGTTGAAATATCTTCAACAATATCATTAATATTACCTAGTTCATTTTTAATATCTCTAGGATTAGTATTAGTAGAAACCATATTATTAATAACAGTTAATTTAGTCTGAATAGACTGTAGTTTGCGAAAGAAGTACTCTCTATTTCTCATAGTTTAATTTTATAATTTTGAAACCTTTAATACCTATTTTTTTCCATAACTTATTATGTTTCATAAACATGTTCTGAAGGTACGAAAAATATTTGGGGGAGTCACGTTTTTTATGAAGAGCTTTTATAAAAATCAATAATTTTTTTAAGAGTTAAGCACTTTTCATACTCTTCTATATTTTCAAAAAATAAAAGTGATTCATATAATGCTATATCCATCATATCTCCACCATATCTTAATAGAGCTTCCTTATGGGTAGATTCATCTAGATCCAAATTAACTACATAATTATATGCTCTAGTAAAAGTTAGAAATTCATAAGCTCTTAATACATCATCAGAATCCAAAGAGGCATTATCCTTTACTATATTTTCCATAAAATCTCCCCCTACATTTTTATAACCATTAACAAGTTTTCTAAACATAGCTACCCAAAAAACAGGAGTAGCCGTAAAATCTTTATATGATGTTAAGTTAACAGGAGTACCATCCAAATCCTCATTACTGGAAAATAAAGAAAAAATACGGGGGAGATTAATCATATTTATAAATATATTATTGGTGTAGAGTGGCTAATTCTCCCTCTAAACCTGCGATTTCAACACAGATTTTAGCATATTCTTGTGTAACATTTACCCTTTTAGGATTGTCTGGATGATGTGCCCATAAATTATCTTTCATAATAGCTAAGCTAGCCAGTCTATTTAGTATATTTATATGTTCTGTTACTTCCTTTGCCATTTAAATATATTCTATATCAAAATTATAATTACCAGTCCCCCTTAACCTAATACTTCCACTAGTGGTATTGTCAGCCGGAGTAAAAGTAAAACTTCCTGTCCCATTAAAACTACTATTTATTGAAGGGATAACTACCCCAAATATATAATTACTTGAAGATACTAAAGTAACTTGGGATATAGAAGACGAACCTGCGGCAAACCCTATACTAGATGTGTAAATGTCAGGTCCTGATCTACCATCATCTTCCAAAATAAAGTAAGCTGAGTTTCCTAAATTTCTAAAATCAAAAAAAGTTGAACCCGAAAGTGAAGCCGAAATTATTCCACTTCCTGTTAATTGAGTTGAACTAAATGATCCTGTAATAGGCATAATAAACTTTATTATAAATATAGAAAAATACCCCCAATATAGGGGGTATAAATCTAATTAAATAATTAATTTACGTACTCAAGTGCCATATTGAATAACTCTTGATTAACTTTTTGATTTTGAGCGAAGTTCTTAATCTTACGAACCTTACGGGTTTTAACTCAGTAATTATACTCAAACATTCCATGAATTACTTTTTCTTGAAGTAAATTAAATGTAGACC